AGAAGGGTTCGGGCGCGGTCGCCCTGCTGAAGGTTCAGGCCCCTGGCGTCACGGTCCAGAACCTGGGCTTCAACGGGGCCGGTTCGACGGGCGGCGGAATCGTCCTGGAAGCCGAAGCGGGCGTCAAGGACGCGATGGGCTTCATCGCCCGCGGCTGTCACTTCAAGAACCTGAAGTCCAGCGGGGCGGCGGCGACGGGCGGGGCCATCTACTGGACGGCGAACGGCGCGTCCTGGCAGGTCCGGGTCGAAAACTGCCATTTCTACAACTGCCGGGCGGGCGTCGTTCTGATGGGGACCGGGATTTCGGTTCCCCAGGATGTCGCCATCGTCGGTTGCGAATTCATGGCGTCCGCGAAGGCGACGGTCGACGCTGACCTGTACCTGGCGGGCGGCGACGGCATCACGGCCCTTCTGGTCGCGGACTGCTACTTCGGGACGGTCGACGTCCCGGCCTACGCGACCGCCCCGTCGGCGGCCCGCTACATGGACCTGACCGGATGCGACAACGGTCTGGTCACGAACTGCCGCTTCGCTTGCGTCGGGAAGACGTTCGGCGCGGCGGGCGATGCGGCGAAGATTCCGACGACCGTTCGGATGGCGGCGAACTACCAGGAAGACGCCATCATCACGCGGACCTAGTCGGGGGCTGGCAGAACCGGAAAGTCCGACGGCCTGGCGTTCGGTCGGGTCGTCGGACTTCGCACAATGGGGGCAGACATGATGTTCGAAGTTCTTCGACGGTTCCCAGGACCGACTGGGCGCATGTTCGAACGGGGCGACCTGGTCGACGGCGAGTCGTTCAGGGAACGGAATCTGCGGGGGCTGGTCGACCGGCGGTATCTGACCCCGGCAACCGGCCAGATGGAAGACCCGACGGCAAAGGCCCAGGATGCCCCCAGGGGCGTTCCGGTTTCGGCCCAGCCCAAAGGGTCACAGGACACGCCAAAGCGGCGGGGACGGCCGCCTGGTTCGAAAAACAAGGCATCTGGGGCGACCAGCGAAGCGGGGGCCTGATGGCCTGGACCTATTCGACAAGCCTGGCGACGGACAAGGACAAGGTCCGGTTCGAAATCGGCGACACGGACACGACGGACCAGCTTCTGTCCGACGAAGAAATCACGGCCCTTCTGACATCGGAAGGGACGGTCGCGGCGGCCGCGGCGAAGGCGGCCGAAGGGCTGGCCGCGAAGTACAGCCGCCTGGCCGACCGGACAGTCGGGAACTTCAGCCTGTCGGCATCCCAGCGGGCGAAGGCGTACTGGGACCTGGCGAAGAAGCTGGGCGCGAAGGCTGGCATCTGGGGGATTCCGACCGCGGGCGGCTGGAAGCAGTCTGACGACGACAGCCTGAACGCCGACGACGACCGGAAGAAGATGGTCCTTCGGGCGGGCGTTCACGACATGCCGAAAGGGGATTCGGTTCCGACATGACGACCCTGGCGTCCGCGTTCGCTGGGATGCTGACGGACAGCATCACTTATCAGCCGGTCACAAGCCGGAACGGCGACGGGGAAGAAACCCTGGGCGCGGCCGTGACCTACGCCTGTCGCGTCCAGCGGACGAACAAGCGAATCGTTTCGACGGAAGGCCAGGTCGTCGCGTCCGACTTCCAGGTCTTCCTAATCACGGCGGACGCCCTGGTCGCGACGGGCTGGGTCACTTACGGCGGGGAAGCCAGGCGGATTCTGAAGCTGGAAGACTACCGGGACGAACTGACGACGCCCTACAAGGTCATCTATGCCTGAACCTGGCGGGAAGAAGTACGACACGCCTTCGGGGACCGAATCGAAGACCTTCAGCATGTCCTGGAAGGGCATCGACGACATGTTGAAGAAGGTCGAAGCCCTGGGTCCCGCGGGCGTCCGTGCCCTTCAGCTTGCCCTGAAGCATGAAGCCGAAATGGTCAAGCGGGCCAGTCTGAAGATTGTCCCGACCGACCAGGGCGAACTGCGGAATTCCTGTCACGTCGACAAGGCCGCGACGGTCACGCCTGGCGGGGCGGTCAGCATCACGATTTCCTACGGGAACACGGCCGCCCCCTACGCCCTGGTCCAGCATGAATCCCTGGACTTCAAGCATGACCCGCCCGAAAAGGCGAAGTATCTGGAAATCCCGCTGAAGGCGGTCGTTTCGACGATGGGTCCACGTCTGGCCGGATTCGTGAACCTTTGCTATGGTCTAGCCCTGAAGTCAGGGAAGCTGCCGCCCCCGGAATCGGGCGACACGGGAAACCAGGACACGGGGACCTAAGATGGCATGGGTCGATGACCTTCGCGCCTACCTGGCCCTTCCGGCGTCCGGGCTGTCCCTGACGGCGGGGACGAACCTGTTCGTTTCGGATATGCCGACGACGCCCGACAAGGCGGTCTGCCTGTACGACTACGGCGGGACCCCGCCCCAGTTCTTCCTGGATGGGACTCGCCTGGAACGGCCGTCGGTCCAGGTCGTCTGTCGGGATGCGACGCTGGCGAACGCCCGGACGCTGGCGGACGCGGTCTTCGTCTACATGCTGGGCATCACGTCGAAGACGCTGAACGGGAAGGTCTGGGTCGTCTGCAATCCGAACCAGACGCCGTTCTTCCTTCGGCGGGACGAAAAGGAACGGTCGCTGGTCGTCTGTAACTGGGACATCATGAAACACGTCTAGGGGGCGGCCTATGCCATGCGGTAGCAAAGGCGGGAAGAAGTCGGGCGGGAAGAAGGGCGGCGGGAAGTGAAGATTCTGCTGGTCAATCCAGGCGCGTCCTGGTCGACGAAGGACGTCTACGACAATCTGCTGTCGGGGATGCGGAAGTCTGGCGTCTTCCCGTTCCAGTACAACCTGGACGTCCGCCTGGCCCGTTCGAATCACTGGCTGACCTGGAACTGGAAGAAGTCGGGGCGCAAGGGGGAACGGCCGTCGTTCGCCGATGCGTCCTACCATGCGTCGACGGGCGTCCTGGAACGCGCCCTTCGACAGGACGTCGACTGGGTCGTCGTCGTTTCCGCGATGTTCCTTCATCCCGACGTCTTCATTCTGCTGAAGCGGGCGGGCCTGAAGGTTGCCGTCGTCCTGACGGAATCGCCCTACGATGACGGTCCCCAGATGGACGTCGCGAAGCTGGTCGACCTGGTCTGGACGAACGAACGGTCGTCGGTCCCAGTCCTGAAGTCGGTCCAGCCGAATACCTACTACCTGGCCCATGCGTACAGCCCGGAACAGCATCGGCCAGACCTGGCCCTGGAACCCGACGTCCCGCGTCATGACGTCGTCTTCGTAGGGACGGGATTCCGGGAACGGGTCGAACTACTGAAGGCCCTTCCGTGGTCTGACGGGTCGGTCGACTTCGGTCTGTATGGGACCTGGTCGGCCCTACCTGCCAGGTCCTGGCTACGGAAGACCTGCCTGAAGGGTTCGGTCGTCGACAACCGGGTCGCGGCCCAGCTTTACCGGGCGGCGAAAATCGGGCTGAACTGGCATCGCACGTCCATAGGCTTCGGCACGAAGAACGACAACCCGCGAATCAGCGGGGCCGATTCCTTGAACCCCCGATGCTACGAACTGGCCGCTTGTCAGTCGTTCTTCGTGACTGACTGGCGGGCCGAACTGGACGACGTCTTCGGGGACCTGGTCCCGACGTACCGTTCGGCCGACGAACTGGACGACCTGGTTCGCCGCTGGCTACCGGATGACGAAGGTCGGCGAGTGCGGGCCGCGGCGATGCGTGACGCGGTCAGGCCGCATACCTGGGACGTCCGGGCGGAACAGGTTCTGAATCAGCTATCTGGCTGGAAGGCAGCCGCGTAGCAAGGGGGAAATCAGGATGAGTGCATATCACGGCAAAAAGGGCCTGGTCTACGTTTCCGCGTCTGGCAGCGGCGACGCCCGGTCGGTCGTCCGCCTGTCGGACTGGTCGGTCGACATGGCGACGGACACGGTCGAAGTGACCAGCTTCGGCGACACGAACAAGGCATACGTCCAGGGGCTGCCCAACATCAGCGGGTCCCTGGCGGGCTTCTGGGACGACACGGAAGACCAGCTTTTCACGGCCGCGGCGGCTTCCGACGGCTGCAAGATGTACATCTACCCGTCGTCCGACAGCATGTCGAAGTACCTGTACGGCCCGGCCTGGCTGTCGGTCAGCCTGACGGGGGCCGTCGGCGATGCGGTCAAGGTTTCGGCGTCGTTCGTCGCGCACGGAACCTGGAAGCGGACCCCGTAGTAGGGGAACGTCGATGATGACAGCGAAGGGCGTCGGCGGCGAAATCCGCGTCGGCGAATACCAGCGGGCGGCCAGCGTCAAGGATTGGACCTTGAAGGCCGACCCCGCTGACCCTTCGATGGGGCGGGTCGACTTGACGCTGGTCGACCCGGACCCTTACTGGATGGAAGTCGGTCCCGACACCCTGGCCCTTCGGCTAGGTACTCGGGTTCTGACGTTCGGTTCCTGTCGGTCACTCACTGACACGACCTGGGAAGTTCGGGGAAACCCGGTCGTCAAACACAGTCCCGAAGAAATGGAATCGGAATCATGGCAGACGATAGCGGAAGCGGCAAGGTCCTGAAGTTCCCGGCGTCGGGGATGTCCCCGTTCGTCAAGCCCGAAACGGTCAAGCTGGACCTGGGCTGGGACAATCACTTCATCATCGTTCGGAAGCGGCTGGCCGTCGGCGCGGTCAAGGAACTGCAATCGGCGGGCATCAAGTGGGCAGGGCAGGACGGCAAGACCGGGGAACCCATCATGGGCCTGGACATGCCGAAGATGGCCCTGGCGCGGGTCACGGCCTACGTCGTCGACTGGTCGTTCCGCACGGACACGAACAAGCCCATCGCGGTCACGCCCCAGGCCATCGCGAACCTGAACCCGGAAGTCTTCGACCTGATTGACGCGAAGCTGGACGAACACGTCACGGCCCAGGCCGCGGAAAAAAACGAACTGCCTGGCGCGACCGAACAGCCGTCGAACTAGCCATCTGTCGGCGGTTCGGCTGGTCGTACCAGGACCTGATGGAAACGCCCCAGGACGTCTTCGAATACATCGTCGAAGCGATGGCGTCTGAAGGCGGCGAAGAAGGCAAGGGGCAGAATGCGGTAGACCCAGGGGCAGCGTCTAAAGGGGAAGGGCCGTGACCGTAGGGGAAGTCGAAGGGGTTCTTCGCCTGAAGGACGATGCGTCCGCGGCTATCGCCAGGGCGACCCAGGCCCTTCGGGGCTTCGGGAGTCAGACCGCGGTCGCGACGAAGGACGTCAGCGGCATGGGCGGGGTCCTGAAGAACGCCCTGTCGACGATGGCGGGCATGGTCGGCGGGGACCTGTCCGTCCGCGGCCTGATGGCGTCGTTCGGCGGCCTGAAGGAAGCCATCATCGGCACGAACGCGACCCTGGAAAGTTCGACCCTTCAGTTCGAAACCCTGATGGGGTCCGCGGAACGCGCCCGGACACACGTCGAAGGGCTGTTCGAATTCGCGAAGAAGACCCCGTTCGAAACCGGCCCAGTCATCCAGGCTTCGAAACTGCTTCAGACGTTCGGGTCGGACGCCCTGAACACGAAGGAAAACCTGACCCTGGTCGGCGACGCGACCGCCGCGACGGGCGGGCAGATAAACGACCTGGCGTTCTGGGTCGGTCGCGCCTACTCCATGATTCAGGGCGGTCAGCCGTTCGGCGAAGCCGCGATGCGCCTTCAGGAAATGGCCGTCCTGACGCCGAAGGCCCGCCAGGAAATGGAAGCCCTGGGGTCGACGGCCGCGGACAACGCGAAGAAATGGGACATCCTTCGGGGCGAACTGGGCAAGTTCAGCGGGGCGATGGAAAAGCAAGCCGGGACCTGGCAGGGGGTCACGTCGACGCTGAAGGACATCTTCAACCTGACCCTGGCGAACGCCTTCAAGCCCGCGTTCGAAGCCGTCCGCGATTCCATCAAGGGGCTGAACGACTACCTGTCCGGGCCTGAATTCAGCAAGGGGGCGGCCGCGTTTTCGAAGGGGTTCGGCGATGCCATCAAGGGGCTGGCGAACATCTTCCGGGAACTGTGGCCGCTGGTCGTCACGACGGGGAAGGTCTTCTTCGAAGTCGCGTCGACGCTGATTTCGACGGGCAAGGCCATCATCGACATCTGGTCGGCGATGCCGACCTGGTTCAAGGAAATCGCGAAGGTCGCGGCGGAAGTCGCCCTGGCCCTGTGGGCTATTCACGCGGCGACGAAGGCGACGATGCAGCTTCAGGCCGCGAAGTGGTTCATGAGCCTGGGCAAGGAAATGATGACGGCCCTGTCCTACGCAAAGTCGGACGGCTGGAAGGGGTTCGCGTTCGTCCTGGGCGAATGGGCGAAGCCGCTGACGTCGGCCTGGACGGGCCTGTCGAAGCTGGCCGCGGGCTTCCTGGGCCTGGGTCCTGCCCTGGGGACCGTGATGGGAACCAGCGTCGGCCTGGTCGGTGCCCTGGGGGGCGTCGCGATTGCGGTCGGTGCCCTGACGGCCGTAGTGATGGCGGGGAAGGCGGCCTGGGACCTGTGGAACGCATCGGCCGAATGGAAGCAGTCGGACAAGAACCGGGAACTGGAAAAGCAGAACAGCATCATGGTCGCGAACAAGCTGTCCCTTCAGGACGGCAAGGGGGCCATCACGGAATACGGGGCCGCGATGACCTTCCTGACGGAACGCGGCCAGGCCCTTCGGAAGGCGTTCGACGACCAGAAGAAGGCCCAGGAAGGGAACAAGAAGGCGACCGAAGACACGGCGACGGCGGCCCAGACGGCGGCCGCGGCGATGGATGCGGCCCGCCAGGCCCTGGCGTCGATGTCGGATGAAACGAAGGCGGGCATCGCGAACGCCCTAGCCCTGGGGACGAACGTCAAGCGGATTCAGTCCGAATTCGGCGTATCGGCCGCGACCATCAAGCTGTTCAAGGAAGAACTGAAGGGCGGGACCGGCCCGGCCGCGTCCTTCGCGAAGTCGCTGAACCAGCTTTCCGTCGAACTGGCGGCCGCCCAGATGGCGGGCGTCCCGATGACGATTGTCCTGGAAGAATACGGTTCGAAAATCGAAGACATCGTGAACAAGGCCCCCATCTTCGGGAAGGCCCTGACCCAGCCCATCAAGGACGCCTACAAGGCCCTTCAGGAAGCGGAACTGAAGAAGGTCCTGGCCGAAATCCACAAGGAAACGTCCAGCCTGGCGGCCGAATGGAACAAGGAAGAAATCAAGAACCGCATCGACGCGATGGCGGCATCGACCGAACGCCTGGCTGATGCGTTCCTGACCGCGGCGGACTACCAGGACAGGTTCCTTCAGGAAGGGATGTCGGCGAGTCAGAAGCGGCTGGCCCAGATTGAAAAGGAACGGAAGGCCGCCCTGGCGAACTTCGCGGTCGCCCCGCCTGGGATGGAAAAGCAGTTCGCGGAAACCAGGGCCGCCATCAATCAGTTCTACGACTACCAGCGGGACAAGGCGAACCAGACCCAGGACACCATCGTCGACCGGATGCGGGACGCGGGCGTCGCGACCAGGGCCGACATGAAGGAAACGGCGGCCCGGCTGAAGGTCGACTTCGAACAGATGCGGGCGTCCGGGAAGTTCACGGCGGAACAGGTTCAGGCGGCCTGGAAGAAGTTCTACGACGCGGACCAGGCGGCCCGCGGCCAGTGGGGCGCGGGGTTCTTCGATACCATAGGGAAGTTCGCGGGGATGTTCAAGGACCTGGCCCAGACGGCGGGCGGGTCCCTGGGGAAGATTGCGGGCATCGTCGGGAACCTGATTCAGACGATGCAGCTAGGGCGCGAAGCGGGCCTGGGGATGAAGGAAGGTTTCAGCGCAATCGCCGACGGCCAGGTCGCCGCTGGCCTGGCCCAGGTCGGGACGTCTGCGATGGCGGCCATCGGGGCTATCAGCCAGGCGATGCAGCAGGGGTCGAAGGCGATGCGGACGATGTCGATGGCGGCGACGGGCGCGTCCATCGGGTCCGCGTTCGGTCCCTGGGGAACGGCCATCGGCGCGGGCATCGGTGCCCTGGTCGGCCTGGTTTCGAAGGACCCTGGCTGGAAGCAGATTCAGGACCGCATCCAGAACAAGCTGGGCGTCGCGATTTCAGAAGGAACGGCGAAGGCCATCGACGCGGCCAGGAAGCAGTTCAAGAACGACATGCAAGCCGCGGAAATCTTCAACCTGGACAAGATTATCGCGGACGCGGGCGGGGTCAAGGCGTCGAACCTGAACAAGTTCACGGCGGCCCTTCACGACGCCTTCAGCATGGTCCAGATTGGGAAGTTCACGAAGGCCCAGGCGGCGGAAGTCATCGACAAGACCTGGGGCCAGCTTGCGGAAGCGGCCCAGAAGAACGGCGGGCTGATTTCGAAGCAGATGCGGGAAATCATCACCCTGAACGACCAGTTCGGGACGAAGTCCGCGGCCATCGCCGACTTCCTTCGCGCCCAGGCGTCGTCTGTCGCGGAAGGGCTGGGGAAGATTGTCGCGGCCTTCACGAAGCCGCTGGCAAAGTTCGGGGACCTGAAGACCCAGGCCGACGACC